TATATCACCATTTGATTTATCAACAACTAAAAAGCCACCTGCTTTTGTACCACAGCCCTCTTCATATCCTGCTAACTGGGCATGATAACCAAAAGGGTCATCACCTACTATCTCTCCTGACTTAAACTTTTTAAAACTAAATGATGAAGCTGATTTAACATCACATATTTCACCATCAATAATACTATCTATATGTCCTGACACACCTTCAACTTCTACTTTTCTTTGTTGGTCTTCTACCTTATGACCTGCTAACTCAGCTAAGTATAATACTAGATGCTCAATGATATGACCATACAAGAATTTTAAATTCATTCCTGAGTCTTCATCTTTTCTATCTTTAGGACTATGCTTATCATACCATAGTTGTCTAGATGGTTTACCTATAGAAGACATTCTTAGTTGTCCTTCTTTATCAGGTCTTACTCTTGGTGTATTCCAAGCTAACATAGCTTCTTTAATATTCTTTAAGAATACATCCATGTTTTCATCTGTCATGTTCAGAGACTTACCTTCAGAGATACCAGATATTAATGATTTGATATCCTCGGCTAAAGTACTAATGTGTTTCTGACCAGTTGTTTCCGATTTTATATTTTCCATTTAGTGGACACCTTACATTTAATTGTTTACCTGCATCTATAATAGATTGTACTGCTAACATTCCAAACTCATCTGCTCTTTTTTCTTCGACTTCGTATTGAAACTCATCATGTACATTCACTACTGGTAGTGCTTTGATTTGTTTTATCTTAACATATTCCTCTAGCAATGTCAACGCATACTTCATAACAGTTGCACCTGCTCCTTGAAGTAAAGTATTTAATGCTGCATGAGGATACCTTATTATTATTTTTCTTTGGTCGAGTCCTCTGACCCATCTTCTACTAGCAATTCGTTCCACTTTTTCTCGTAAGCTTCTAAGACTTGGTGTTGCTCTAAGAAATTTTTCTTTAACTCTTTCACCATCTCTTTCCGAACCTCCAATGATACTGCCGATTTTTTTTGAACCTGCTCCATAGATGAATGCATATATGAAAGTTTTGCTCTCATCTCTTGACTCCAAACCAGCAGCAATTTGATTTGTAGTGTGTATATCTCCATTAACGACTTCATGTATATAATCCTTATCATTCATGTAGTGTGCTAACATCCTCAACTCAAGTCCTGAAGCATCAACACCTACTAATTTATAACCTTTGTTTACTGTCCATAATGCCCTACATTCTTTGCCATAAGGAGAGTACACAGCAGGAATTTGAGCCATGTTGGGCGACTGATGGCTCATCCTTCCTGTTATTGTTCCATTGGTAATAACTTTGCCATGCACTCTACCATCTTCCTTAATAGCTTCTATCCAAGAACTGACTTGAGCAATTCTTTTCTGTAGCATTAAGAATCTGTTTATTAATTTAGCTTCAGGTATATTATGTATTTGAGATAATACTTTCTCATCAACAATCACATGACCTTTATCTGTTTTCTTCTTAGGTTTCCACCCAAGTAACATTAATCGTTCAGCAATCTGTTGCCTTGAACCTAAATTAAATTCTTTGTATTTAACTTTTATGAAAGGTACACCCTTCACATAACCTCTTGCTTTGTTATTAGACTTAGGAATAAACTCTGTCTCTATTTTTAAAGGAGGAAAAGTTCTTCTTACCTTAGTTGTTAGGTCATTCATATCTTCTTGAAACTTACATTGTAATTCATAAGCATCAATAACATTTATTTTAAATCCTGTGTCATGTTGTTTCTGAATTATCTCTGCAACCTTATGCTCTAACTCTATTGATTGTCCAAAGTCTTTTGTCTTAGCAATTAAAAACTTATATAATCTTTCTGTTAACTCTACATCATTCCTACAATATGTTAGCATCTCCTCAGTAAAGAAATCAAATTGTTCAAATGGTATCTTAGCTTGTCCTAACTTAGTACCCCAATTTTTTAATGAGTGTCCACCTTCTATCATTGGATTTAATAATCTAGATAGTACTAATGTATCTGTCTTCTTACAGTTAGCAAACAAATCATAACCAAATATTTTATTGACAACTGGTATATCAAATCCTAATATGTTATGACCTATTACTTCTTCAGTTTGTTTTATAAACTCTTCAAACCTATGTAAGTTATCTTCTCTAAACTGATAGTAAGTGTCATTGTGTTTACAAACAATACACCATATCTTATCAGCAGTCATGGTTGTTTCTATATCAAATATAACTTTATTAAAAGTCATCTGACTTTACCTCTGTTAATCTACCAGTATCAACATCGTATCTTAAATCACAACAAGGACCAGTTATACCAGAGAATCTATTCTTTAATACTCTTATCCTAGTAGTGTTCCTAACTTCAGGGTCATCGTTCTGTGCGTCTCTCTCAAGCCCTATAACCATGTCACTTAGCTGTCCTATACTAGCTGAACCTCTAAGTTGTGATAAAGAAGTTGATGCTCCCTCTTCATGTCCTTTACCTTCAGGTCTTCTAAGGTGTGATACTACTATCATAGATACTCCTGTCTCTTGAACAAGTGTTCTAAGTCTAGTCATAATCTCATCTAATGCTCTTCTCTCATCACCATGCTGTTGGTCTGATACAATAATACTTATATGGTCAATGACTATATACTTACAATCTAAACCTTTAGCTAAGAACCTAACTCTTGAAACAATATTATCAATAGAGTTAGAACCAAAATGGTCAAACATATAAACTCTACCAGTACCTACTGTTGCATCAAAGTAAGTTTTCATTTCTTCTTTACTAACATGAACATCTGGCAAGTGTAATCTTTGATTAGCTTCAACACTCATTAAACCTTTTGAAGTTATAACTGGTGTCTCCTCTAACATTAACAAACCAATCTTATCTTCAGTTGATTTTATAATGTGATGTACTACCTCTCTCATTACTTGAGTCTTACCTAGTCCAGACCCTGCTGTAAAGGTAACTAACTCTGAAGGTCTTAGTCCATATGTAATTTTATTTAAACCTTCAAATGGATACTGAACAAATGATTTACTAATTGGTTTTAGTACAGCATCTAATAATGTATTAGCATTTATAATACCATCTGGTGCAAATACTTTAGCATCCCAAAATGTTTTATTATATATTTGTATTTTATTTTTTGTTAAACAATCTGAAGCATCTTTAAATCCTTCAGGTAAATGCATAACCTTACATTTTCCTGGTGAAAATAACTCTGCAACTTTCATTGCACCTACTCTACCTTGTTCATCATTATCAAAATTTATAATGACATTATCAAAATTATTTTCTAACCATTCTAAACTTGTCTTAATATCTTTTACTGCTGAAGAGATACCATTCTTAATACTAACTACTGGTGTGTGGTAGTTTCCTTTTAACATCATCTGATAAGCTGATAGAGCATCTAATTCTCCTTCAGTTATTATACAGTATTTGTTTTTAGAAAAAAGATGTTCACCAAACAGCCCAGAGTTTTTTGTATTACCTTGTATACTAAACTCTTTTAGCTTTGTGTATCTAGTCTTAGTCGCAATCTTTGCACCTTGCGTATCATGGTATGGATAGTAATGGTTTGTTATAGTACCCATGTTATCCATCTTAACTGTCACTCCAAACTTCTTACAAGTTTGTTCTGAAATATTTCTATCTATAATTTCTGCATAGTTAGATTCTTTCATATAGTCTTTTACTTCATACTCATTATTACTATTCGTTGTTGGTTGTAATTCCATATCATATTCCCTTATGTATTCTTGACAGGAAAAACAATAAGCAGAGTTGTCTGCATTCACAGATACTGCATCACTACTTGAACATAGTGGACAGGGTAAGTGAAACTTTACAAATCCATTTTTATTTATTTCTTCCATAGTCGCCCTTATGATTAATTATTTCAAAAAAAAAGAAGCCGACTCTACTACAAGCCGACTTCTTTCAGGAGTAAAAAATGATGACACACTATATGTCCTTCACTTCATAGATGTTATACTAAAAATCTTCCTTGATGTCAACACCTGCACCACTAGAATCTTCAATATCAAAATCTTCTTTAGGTGTATACTCGATTAAGTCCATGACTTGTACAGCTTGTAAGTCCAAGCCCTTTCCCTTCTTACCTTTGAAGTTCCAGTCATAAGGTCTGTACATTACTTTAACCTTACTACCATTGCCAACTATCTTATCAAGTGGTTGTTTAGCACCATCAACTAATGTTGGTTGTGTATTCTTATCACCATTAGCTTTAGATACTTTTCTTTTAAATCTAACTATGTTAGATATTGTTTGCTCATCAATTACAGTTTCACCAACAGAGATTCCTTGACTCTTAAAGTCTTCGGCTGTTGAATCATCAACTGCTAAATCAATTCTCCACATAGGTTCAAACTTTTCGTTTGGTCGTGTCAGAGAAGCCCAGTAAGCTGTGCCTTCAATTATTGCCATATGTATTTTCCTTTATTGTTATTGTTAATTGTTATTGTCTTACTATCATACTTCATCATCGGTGTCAACACTTGGTTCAACTTTATTTTCAAGCATCTCTTCTATTTTCTTATCGATGTTTAGTTTAATAGTTTGTTTCTTATTCAGTTTCTCCTGTAGGTCTGCTATCTTTGAACCCATAGAATGAACATCTGAATTAGCTTGTTCTAATTGTATTAGAATTTGTTTAATCTTACTATCTTTCTGTACGATAGTATCATTTAGTTCTTGTTTCTCTTTTGTTAAATCAGAGATTGTAGATTTATATTCTTTTAATAAAGATTTATCTGTCATATATTTTTTAATTGTTTTGCATATAAGTACTCAGATTTATTATCATGTTCTTCATAACAAGTATTACAAATCTTTGTGTTCCTATCTTTAATATACCTTCTCATACTACCACCATATTTACTACACTTACACTTATGACAATTGTCTTGAAAGTTTAATCCTCCATCCATCATTCCCATTAGTCTACACCTACTATAATTTTTTTAATAATACTAACTGGAATATTTTTTTTATTTTTATTATTACTACATCCACTTAATAATATTGCTGTAATAGTTAACAGCATTATAAATAAAATTAAGTTTGTAAATATTTTCATTGTTATATTGATATACATTCTTCAGTAAATAATAATTTTAAAGGCAACACTACACACTTGGATGCTCTATAGTCTCCAATACTTTTAGTGTGTGTCTTCTTATATTTCTTTACTATCTTTTTTAATCTTGATACTCTAAAGACTAACATACAATGTTCCTTACCATCAAGTTCTAATATATGAAACCACCATTTAGATTCTGTCTTGTCAATACCAGATGGCTTATCTCTAAACTCATACTCAATAGCAATGTTGCCTGTCTTTCTCCACCATGCTCTCTCAGTTTTTATTTCTACCTTACTACCTTTAAGTAAGTCTGCTACTCTCTTCTCTCTTATCTGTCCATACTCTAAGTCTAAATCAAACTTAGTATTTTTTCCTGTTGCCATTAGTACTGTACCTCTTGATGAAAGCTACAAATATAATGAGTCAAAAACTTATTAAGATTTTTATTCTTAAATAGTTTCTTAGCATTAGCTTTATCTAACTGTTGAAACTTCCTGATTATAAATGTTGGTTCTAAGTTTGCGTAATCGCATATCTCACAGAAGTGTGAGTCTGTTTTTGAAAACCAAGACTTTGCGTCTTTGATTATATTTTCTCTGGCATTACCCCATGCATGAATATCTACATCCAATGCATCCATCATGGCTCTCACTATAACACTACGATATAATAAAACATCTGGTGTAATTGCTCTGCCCTCGCCCTGTCCTGCGTTTGTTATACTACTGTTCAATATCATATTTCATTTTATCAAACACCTTGTTTAATAAAGACTTTTTATTCTGCTTTATAATCTTCGAATGAAACTGTTTTGTTTGTAGACTTTTCGCTATTGGATTTCTGTATTTTATTTTTAAATGTTTCTTCATCAATCTCTTCTACTGTATGTCTACTATGTTTCACTTCTCTATTAATTATATTTGAATATGGACTCCAATTTATTTTCTCTTTAACTTGTGCTAATGTAGTACCTGAATTATAATAGTCTTCAACGCATACATCTACATTGACCCATGTTTTTTTTAAAAAGAATTTATTGCTCATATTGGTTTGTCCTGTCTATAAAGTTATGTTGGATAAAAGGTTCTTGTCTTTTATTAAAGACAGTATCTCTATTATACATTATAACCCTTGCTTTAACAACCTCTCTAAAAAATAAATATTATGTAATAATATCAGTAGCTTAGAGGGTATCAGGTGTTGCCTTTCTAGTGTTAGTTGTATTAATATTATGCTGGTTGATGACCTATCTCTACCATTATTTTCCAATGTTTTCTATCTGCCATTTGGCATTGGTCAAATCTTGCCATTGCTTCATCTGCATTTATAGCATTGATAAATAAATCAAAATTAAATAGTTGATTATGGAATACATAAACAGCATTATCTACTGCGTCTCTTTCTTTTTTTTTATATTTTTTCTTTTTCATACTACCTCTTTTAAAATTGTTATTGCCCTTGCTTGTGCAGGTTTTCTTTTAATATAACCTTTCCATTCTATATAACCAAGCATATTGTGTACCACACTCTTTGATTTAACTTGCATAAAACTTTTCATGTCATCAAAGGTAGGCATTACTTCATGCTCTTTCTTATATTCAATTAAGAATTTAAAAAGTTTTAGTTGTCTTGGTGTTAGCATATCTTTCTCCAACCATTTATAATTTCTACCTGTCATATTTAAAATGGCATATCCTCATCATCTTGATTATCTTTTTTAAAAGGAACATCAAAATAAAAATCATAATCCATTGTTTGTTCAAAACAAAAATAACTTATATCATTATATTCTTTTGTATCTATCATTAGTTTAGCAAAGGTATTCGCATCTTGTCTTTTGCTAAAAGCTTTCTCCATCATAAACCTATCGCTATGAGGAAACTTACTCATCACTATATATTTTTTATCACTCATTTC